CTTGTCCAGAACCTTTAACATTCTGCGGACAATCGAAACATGATACTGATTGGCGGGTGTCACTTGGTACGTCTTGCGCTGGCTTACCACTACCAGAATCAGCAGACCAACAAGAGGGTGGGTTGCTCGCACCTGCGGTGTACTGGACATCATAGAACATGCGTGATACAGGTGAGGTCTTAACGATTACTATGTTAATAGAGCGCCCGTCAAGTTCGCCTACCTCTTGTCCATTTACTACCTTACGGAATACGCCGCCACGAATACTAAGACGGTTAGTACCACCTTTAGCACCGCCACCGGACGCGTTCTTATCAGGCTCTAGTTGTGCCAGTAAGTCTTTGTACTCTTGTGGCATGTTGTCAAACAAAGCTAATTCGCTCATAGGTCTTGCTCCTCGTTAAAATCCAGTTCTAGTTGTTCTGTAATTTGGCCTTCTTGTTCTTCTACCGGCTCCTCCTGTTTCAGCGCTTCGATAACAGCGGGCAAATTAAAGCGGTATGTGTAACCCACTTTTATATAAGTACTTCTTGGTATAAAGCCCTTATTTACCCATTGCCTAATCGTGCTTACTTTTACAGAAAGGTGGTCGGCGACATCCTCAACAGGGACGTAACTTTCTATTCCACTCATTTCTTCCTCCGTACAGTAATAGAATACTCACTGTCTGCGTTTAACCCCGGCGGTAATACATCAGGGTTCTCTTCGAGAAACTCTTTCATGTTGCCTTGATGAATTCGTTTCTCTAATAAATCCACCGCTTCGTTTTCTACGATGAATCGGTTCATTGCTTCCCAGTCGCTTGTCCAGAAACGCTTTCTCTGGGTGCGCCAGAACGTACCAGAAGCGGTCTTTACAGACTCAGTTCCAGTGGCCTTGCAATGTTCTAGTAGAGCTTGCTTTACCTTATCTAGTTTGCCTTCAAGTTCTTTCTCTTGCTCAGCAAACGTAGCAGCTAACTCGTTTTTCTTATCTCGAATCTTAATGTATACAGAAACGAGGCGGTCGAGGTCCGTCACAACAACGTCTGTCATGATTCATAGTTCCTTTTTTGTTATGTTTTATAAAGTGTATTGCAGTTTGAATTATAGTTCAAGTATATCTTGGTATAAATCTATCATCTTAGTATGAACATTAATTCGTTCGTCTAACATTTTGTACAGCCGTTTCTCAACGGGCGATCCTTGCAGTTGTACTACAGTACTTGGGTGCTTCTGTCCCGAGCGATGCACACGAGCATTAGCTTGCGCGTAAGTTTCGAGAGAAGAAGTTGGTCCCCACCATACGATTGTATTCGCCGCAGTAAGAGTCACGCCATGCGCAGCAGCTTGCGGTTGTATAATAAGTACGCGGGGGTTGTCTGTTTCTTGGAACGCTTTAAAGATGGCGGTGCGTTTGTTTGCACTTACATCTCCGTTTATCACGTCGTTGGTAATACCTTCTTTGGTCAGCTTTTCTTTAAGTATTCCAATGACATGCTTGAACGGGACGAAGATAAGAACTTTCTGGCTAGACTCGTCGATAACTTCACGCAGTACTTTGTACCGGTTCTTAACATCGAACTCCACCGTCTCTCCAGTATCGCTATAGACCGCACCACATGAAATCTGCAATAGCTTGTTCATGGCAACCGCTGCGTTAGCCGCAGTAATTTGTTCGCCCGCAGCAGTGGTCATCATTTCTTTACGTAGTAGTTCGTAGTACTTCTTTTGCTGCGCCGTCAACTCTACTTCGCGCTTTACGTAGGTCATCTCTGGTAGGTCGAGGCATTGTTCTTTAGTGAAACGTATTGCAGGTTGTAAGCAGTTATAGACTATATCGTTAGCGTTGGGTTTCGGTGCCCACTTAAACTGCGTAACTTTGTGCATTACTAACTCGCGGAAGGCGCCAAAAAACCTAGGGACTTCTTTAGGGTTAACTAGTTTAGCTAGTCCGTACGCGTCAACCGGTGACTGTGCAGCAGGAGTACCGGTCATCATCCACAACCAAGTGTCCCCATTCATTATGCTAGCCAGTACTTTCCATCGCTTAGACTGCGCGTTCTTGTAGTGTGTCGCCTCATCTACAATAATCAGGTCGAACCCACCATTAGCTATATCGTCTTTTACTATCTCTACACCATCGTAGTTAATGACGACGAACTCAGTATCGCTGTGGATTATTTCTTGGCGTTTCTTCTTAGCGCCGTGCGCTATGTCTACTGTACGGTGCATTGCAAAGCTAAACAAATCAGCCCGCCATGCAGAGTCCATAATAGATAGGGGGCAGATAATAAGTACGCGGTTTATCTTGCCTTGCTTCATCAAGAAGTCAGCCGCCCATATAGCAGAAGCTGTTTTGCCTGTGCCCTGCTCGTTAAAGCAAAAGGCGCGTGGGTTCATAGTAAGAAAAGAAGCGGTTGTTTTTTGGTGGTCGAACGGTGTATAGCGCCCGGGCCAATCGTAAGTACCCAGAATAGGTGAGGGTACGTCCTTTATGTTTAAGTTTCTAAGTACGCGGGCTTCGTCTACACCCCACTTAACTAGTACTTCGTGCTCACCTACTGCCTTGCTTGTTGGTATTGCCGTTGTGATTTTCGCAGGATTACGAAGCCGCAAGAGCAAGCCCCTGTTATCTATAATTTGCATCATTCTCGCCTGTAGTTACTTCTCTAGGTTACGTTCTTTTTCTTTTTATAATTTCTAGCGCGGTTCTTGCTACGGCTCTCTACAGTCACGCCGTCCTTGTTACTACCGCCTTTGCTTAGCGCTTTCTTATGACTAACGTCTTTGCCTTCACGCTTGTCGGCCTTACCGTTCTTGTTTTCGTCCTTACCTTCTTTATCCATCTTACGTCTAGCGCGTTGGCGTTCCATTCGAGCTTCAAACTCAGGACTGCCGACGGGCTTGTTCTTTTGCTTAGGTCTATCTTTCGGGTTCTTGTAAGGCATGTCGTTACCTCTTACCGTTATGTGGGCATTCCAGTACCACGCACCATGCGCGGCAAAGCCCCGTTGGCCTTGCGTTCCAAGTATCTACCTCAAACGCTTTCTCTAGCTTACCGTATTCACCTAACCACTTTTCCCAAAGGGCAGGCTCGTTCTCAATAGTGTACGTCTCTTTGATAAACGCGTTACACACTACAAATAGTAAGCCACTCTTTACTACCTTCACTTCTGGGAAGTGCTTGAACGTAGCTAACGCCATCAACTCAAGCTGTCCCTTGTCCGCATACTTCGCAGACTTACCGGTCTTGTAGTCAAATATCTTGGCTACACCGGCTTCTCTATCTAATATCGTAAGGTCAGAGACACCCCTAAACCATACGTCTTTATCAAAGAAACCGCAGGGTTCAAGGTTCTCGGTAAGCCCCATCTTGTACTCACAGAGCTTCTCACCTTTCATATTTTTAAGTTTGTCTAACGCAGATAACGCGTAATCAAACCTTGGGTCTAACGTCTCAACATCACCTCTAACGTATAGCTCCGCAGCTTCATGGAACTCGTTACCGTACAGTATGGCTTCGGTGTTGAAGTCTTCTTTGTAGTCTTTAAGTACCTTGGTGTGGTAGTACTTCTTAGGGCATTGATCGAAAGTTTTTATGCTGCTGAAAGACCATGTGGGTTTACCCATTCCGTACATTCTCCGTAGTTCTTTCCAGTTTCCACGTCACCACGCACCGGAAGGCCCTTTGCCCAATCGGGTGTGTGTCGCATACATAAGTCAACATAGGCCGCAGCCTCATCAACTTCGCTATCTGGAACACAGCATACCACAGAGTCATGGACAGTAAGAAGTATAGGGTACCGCTTTGAAATCATTAACATTTGATCCGACATAATACAGCGGGCGATGCCTTGGCATACGTTCTCTATAACCTTGCCGCCATAGATGTTTACCCACCCTCTACGGGTCTTGTACGAAAACTGAGTCCCCATCTCACCTTCTTCGGCTTTGAGGTCACCGTACCGCATGATGAGTCCCGACGGCAGACGTATGCCATTAACTTCTGGTAGTGTTTTTAGTACGCCAGCTCTACCTATGCCGTAGCGTTCGCCTTGGTACATACCCATCACAGCATTCTGTGCGTCACGCCACAACTGAGAAATAGAAGCATTGGCCCTGCGGTACACCCGTATGATGCGCTTACATTCTTCCTCGTCTATCTTAGTCACCTCGACACCCATACCTTTTAACTGGTCGCGGAACTTAGCGGCACCCATACCGTAGCCCGCACCTAGAATAGTAGTCTTGCCGATGAAGCGTTCGGCGGGTGTTATGTCTTCCTCTTTCTTATTGTAGATAGTAGCCGCCATCTTCTTGTATACGTCTTCGCCTTTCTCAAACGCTCTAATTAGATCAACTTGTCCTGCTAACCAAGCTAACACCCGGGCCTCTATCTGCGCAGAGTCAGCTTCGATCAAGGTGTGGCCTTCAGGGGCGCAAATACATGATTTCAATACCTTGCCGTTCGGACCGCGTGATGGTAGGTTCTGTAGGTTTATCTTGTCGGAACCACCCCACCTTCCTGTGTGCGCAGCGTAGTACCGAATCGGTACGGGCATTGTCCCGCGTATACCAATGTCGATGAACCGCTCGGTGCGGGTCTCTTCTAGCGTGCTCTTCAAACCAATTCGTGCAGCTACTAGGGCTTGTACTCGCGCGTCATCATGTTCCTGTAGGGCTTTGAACCCCTCGTCGCTCTTAGCAAAAGCAAAGGCTTCCTTACCCGTACGCAAACTTGTTTTCATTGGCGGGGTAACACCCAGCGACTCAAGTGCCTTAGCGAACTTAGGGTTGGACATCAGCTCTTCTTTCTCGATGCCGCACTCTTCGAGTAGTTTTTCTTTTTGTTCTTGCAGCGTATCCAAGTGATCTTCTAACCTACCTACGTCCAACTCCAACTTAGGCTCGGTGAACATACGCAGTGTCATGTCGATTACTTTAAGTTCTTTCTTCGGGAATATTTTTAGGAATATCTCAAACAACTGATAGGTAAGCTCAACGTCTTGTATGCAGTAGTCGCCGTACCGTTCTAGTTCTTCTTCAGTAAAGTCCGCGCGGTGCTTACCTAATGCGTTTAAGACTTCGTTACCTTTCTCGCCGATCTCATACATGTCAGCCAAGTACTTAAGCGAACCACCAACTTCCGTACCATGTAACGCGCGGCCCATACACAGCGTATCAAGCCATAGCTTAGGGTGAATATCAAACAGCCAACTAAGAATAGCCCCATCAAACATAGTGTTATGGGCAAGAACAGCAGAACCTTCCCAATCGTAATTAGCGTGTAAGTATTTTTTAACTGCATCGAATGGCCCACTTATCCAATCTGTTTCACCACTGTTAACTTTAACCGCAAGTCCTATGACCTCAAACTCGGGGCTTCGCACGTACTGCTCGGTTGTTAGCTTACTAAGAGAAAACGTCTTGTCGTAGTACGTCTCGAAGTCTACCGTTATTATATTCACTTTATATCAATCCCTTATCTTTTAGAATTTCATAGTTCGCTGCGTGCGCGTCTTCTATTTCTTGTTTGCTTTGCCCGTGATACGGCACCGCTAAGTGTTCTGTAACTAACACTGCGTTGATAGAAGTTTTATCTGAAATAAATATTACCCCCAAGTATCGCCCGAACTTTCCTTTTTCTCTCGTGGTGAGGGTGTATGTTCCTCCGACGTGCAGTGCGTCCTCGACAAACTTCTTTGCCACGAGTCCGGCAGCCTTTTCTTCTGCATCTCGTGTGCGGCACTCTGGAGTATCAATACCATAAAGACGTATGCGCTCACCGCACTTCCAAGTATCAAAGCCAAGATCAATATCCACATCTACTGTATCTCCATCAACGACTCTTACGATCTTGCAATTGTATTCATACATTACGCAGTCTCCACTTCGGCTTCCGTCTCAATCCACACCTTCGCGCCGCAGGACAGAGGATTATCTGGGCTGTAGACCACGGTGCTTGGGCCGTGAACCGCGACACGGTTGCACTTAACATTCTCTTTATAAGTTTTAACCGTGAGTACTGGCAGGTCGGCGCCCTTTGAATTGGCGCGGATGTTG